TTTAAGGCACCAGAAAGGTTGGCATCAGCAGCTGACAAGTTACCTGATAATGTAGCAGAAGCAGTAGATAAAGATCCACTCAAAGATGCAGAAGCAGCACTAATTGAACTGGTCACACCCAAGGTTCCACCAATGGTAGAATTACCTGTGATAGTAGCAGTAGCACCACCAACATCACCAGTGGTATTTAAGTCACCGGATAAGTTAGCATCAGCAGCTGCTAAATCACCTGATAATGTAGCAGAAGCAGCAGATAAAGATCCACTCAAAGATTTACTTGCAAATGAAACAGCATCATCAGAATGTAAGTCGGCAATCTTTCTTATATCTGCACCCGAAAGTGGAGATACAACACCAGTACCAGACTCGTCTTCTGATCTACCTAGAATCTTACCAGATTCAATAGTTGCAAGGTTTGATAAACTTACAGAAAATCCTCTTACCTGAGATGAAGCTCGAAGCTTTAATGTCATTTTTACTCCTTGAAAAGTAAATCATATAACATAATCTAGTTTTTTCCAAGTTTCACCTTAATTATATATATAAGACTTATGGAGTGTAAAATGAAAATATTTAAGTTTTTATGTAAATAATTCTAACGACATCACCAACATCCAAGAGTAAATTTGAAATATCCACCCTAGTTGCCGATAAAAATGTGTAATTTGTTGAGTAAATATTGACAACACCATTGATATGAAATTCAGACAATTCATAGTAATTGCTATCGACAGATGCTGATAAATCTAGATAGGAGTTATCCAAATCACTTTGACTTATTGTGAAAACATCTGCTTGCATACTATCAAAAGATGCAGAAGACCCTATATTTGCTGGGTTTATGAATTCGAATTTCTTTAAAGCATTGTTGTAGGATGGGATGTATCCATTCTGTAGATTGGATTTATCAACATCATCCATATCAAGAATATTGACAGCACCACCACCGGCAGAAGAAGAAGCTATGAAAGACATTCTAGTGACTTGATTAGTAATATGATTTCTAAAGTCTGAAAAATCATTTACCATTTTACTGAGTCTATCTTCATACCCATCTTTTGTTTTTTGAAGTAAATCTTCATACTTACTTTCAAGTTCTAATATTTTTTGATCAACCTCTTCTCTGTAAGAAGTGTCAACACTAGTCTCGACTTTGGTTGGGATATTTTTCAATTCGGATTGGTCAATCTCAACTATTTTATAGAAGGAGTTTTCCTTTATCACACTTTCCGATTTTTTCAAGTTCTCTTCAATTGAAATGATTTCCTTTTTATCTTCTTCGATTGAGAAAACATCCGGTTCATTTTCGGGAATCTGTTCTCTTTCTTCCCTAGTTAAGATTTTTCTACTGTTTAAGTCCTTCTTTAACTTATCTATGATACTATAATCATAATTTTCTTCTTCTTTGAAATGCTCTTCAAAAACTAAATCATCAATATTTCCAAGAGAATCCAAACAAACATCGAAAATATTATTTTGTTGTTGAGGTTCAAGTGGAGTAGTATCACTCTCTAAAACTACAATTTCGGGGATTGGTTGATGGAAGTCTTCTTTAAAAATAGAATCAATATCTTCTATTTTATTCTCATTCAGATTGATAGAAAAGTTTTGAATAAGTTTGAAATGCTTTCGGAAATCTGAATCGTTTAATTTTTTTACAGAATTCAAATCTATATTGAAAGACATTCCAAGATTAGGTACAAACTCTTCTTTAAAAATAGAATCAATATCTTCTATTTTATTTTTACTCAAATTGACGGAGAAACTCTCATTTAAATTAAACTGCTCTGTGAAAATCTCATCTATATTATTTTTAGAAATTTCATCCAACTCAACAGAAAAATTTTGAATATTGAAAAGATCTTCAAAAGGTTTGTCAAAACCTTCTGACAAAATAGATTCAACATCCATATCAAGTTCAAAATCAATCATCGTCCCTCATCCAAAACTTCAGACATTCTTTCCAGCAATTGTGAAACAGTCTTAGTATCCGAACTATTTATACTTTCAAAGTTTGAAACCAATTCACTTTCATCTAAAACTTCTTTTGAAGTTTCAGAAGTTTTTTTGTCATCAGATAATTCAGCACCAGCATTTCCAAAATCATCAGGAGTAATATCACCGACACCCTGTTCTTTATCAATCTCTTTCTTCATAGCAGCAATCTCAGCATCACTGAACTTAAACACATTGTTATACATCCATCTACGAGATAGGTATTCACCAATATATGATTCTGCTTCAGTTGCCAAATTAAATCTTTCTCTCAAAAGTTCCATAGTCTTGAGTTCAGAGAAATAAGAATTGTTAGAGTATACAAATTCAATCCTATCTTTGTTTTCTTCCCACTCTTCCTTACTCATTATACCTTTCATAACGAGTTGAGTTGATAGAAGATCATAGAATATGTCAGAGAATCTTCTTCTTAATCTATCGATAAATTTAGCAAACTTCACTTCATCTCTGGTTATTTCACCAGCTCTACCCATATTGAAAGCAGTGTCTTGTTCTAATCTGGAAGTTGGAATGTTCAATGCTTTGTAAAGTTTCTTTTTAAAATACTCGACATCTTCCATTTCACCAAGATTCTGACCAGCAGGTAAAGTTGAAATTTCAGTTCCAGACTTACCTTCTCTTCTTGGCAACCAATAATCTTCAGTCATTGTTGTAAATTTTCTGTCATCTCGAACTTCACCTGTTGATGAATCATAGACCAATTTATTTCTAAACCTTCTCATGATATCTTGGAGGTATTGTTCTGCTTTGGTTCTTGGAAGATTACCCACATCAATATAGAATACACGTCTTTCGGGTGCTCTGGAGATTCGATATATGACCACACTATCTTCTAGCATTAATAATTGATTTAACGTCTTCATTGCCTTGTGAAGGTGTGAGAGAACCTGTTCCTTTTCACTATCAAACAACCCAGAATGAGCATAAGCAATATTCTCCATAGGTATTTTTATGTTGGTTGTAAGATTTGTATTTGAAGATGTATATCCCGGATGGTAATTTGATTGCTTAGTGTACACATAATACTCTTTAACATCAGTAATATATTGAACACCAGTTTTTTCATCTGTCTTCTTAATTATCTCTTTAACCTTTTTAATGTTCAGAGAATCCAACCTTTTAACAGAATGAAGACCTTTGCTCCTATTTTTATTTGGAACCTTTTGATAGAATATTCTACCATCAATATACCAAGATTTGAATATCTCAAAACCTTTTGATCTAAACTCTAAAACATCAAGGACATTTGAGAACTCTTCTGCAACTTTCTTTTGAACTGATTTTGACCAAGCAGTTCTCTGTAAATCAACTTTAACAGTATCTTCCCTTTCATCACCAACAATTGAATCAACAACAATATCATTAATTGCTTCATCAACTTCTGGTTGGAAAGCCATGTTCCTGTATTTTTTTATTAAGTCTTTCTCATTTTGAAAAGAACTATCATAGTTGAGTGTGGTTCCAGAAGTAAAGAAAACACCAGCACCATCTTTATCTTGTGTGATTTCAACAATCTTTGAACCATCTTCATTTGGTTCATTTAATATAGGTGGTAGTGGTTTTTCATCTGTCTTTAGAAAACCGAATAAATCAAATTCATAACCTAGAAATTTTGGCATTATATTCTCCAATAATATAAAAAAAAGAGTCCTACTATTATTTAGTAGAACCCTTCTTTATAGTTATATAAACTGTTATTAACTAGTTCCGTTATTACCTTTTGGGTAATTCTGTCCAGAAACTTCCCACCAGTCAACAGAAAAAGTTGCTTCGAATTCTTCAATATCTTCACTATCCCAAGACAAGTCAATCTGAGCAATTTCAGTTGGGAAAATTCCCTTGAAATTGTATTCTCTCAATTTAGAACCATCTTTGGATAACTGAGTCACTTTTCCTGTAGTCTTATATTCAAGAGGATTGACTCTTTGAGTGTTATCAACATGACCGTTCATGAAATTCATCCATTTTTCCAAATCATTTCTGATAGCAAAATCTTCATCATTGATTACTGTCACAGTCCAGTCAGCAAATTCTGGTCTATTTCCAGCAAGAGCAATCTTTCTGCCCATATAATCAACTTGAACTTTATTAACTGTGGAAGCAGGAATTTGAGATGCTTTACACAAAAACTGAAGTTTCTCTCCGGATATAGCACTAATACCATCTGGAAAGTCAAAAGTTACTTTGAATAGGCAGTTTCTTGCTCCACCACCAACCAAATTCGATTTAATATTCTGTATTGAATAAGCCATTTTTCTATTCTCCTATCTTATACCGAACCAACAACTTCACTAAATTCAACATCTGTTCGAACAGCAACGAAATTTAGTTCAATGAAGTTAATACTTCTGGCAGGTTTAATGTAAATGTCACCTATAAATCGATTTTGATCTATAACTTGACCAGTATTATTAGTTTCATCACAAACAACTAAGAAATCAGTGATTCCTTGTCTTCCCTGTACTTCTTCTAAGAAAGGTATAACAGTGCTCTTGAATCTCTCTCTAGTAAATTCAGTGTTCAATTCAAACAAGAATGACCTAGCAGTTCTTGAAATAGTCTTTCTCAAAACAATGAATAGTCTTCGAACATTAATTCTATCAAATGCGGAAGGTCTTTTCAACATTGTTCTATCACCGTAAAGGATTGCACCTTCACCGGGGAAAGTTGTAACTGAGTTAATACCTAGAGGATAAAGAACATCTCTTTCTGCTTTCTTGGATTTCCAAGCAAGTTTGATAACATTCTTTAAAGACCGACCACCGGGACTGAACCAAGCAGCTCTTTCTAAATCAGTTTCTGCCATCAATCCAGCAGTATCCCCATTACAAGGAACCCATCTATTTAAGTTATTATACTTATCAAATTGGTATTTCCAGTTATCATCCATAACCATGAAACTACCTTTTAGGTCTTTCAACCCACCAACATTCAATGTTTCTCTAAAAGTTTTTACATTATCCATTGGTGTTATTGCGTTTACAACATCATCTTTCTCAGGTGAAATGACACCTAGACAATCTTGTCTTGAAGAAGCAATATCAAATATTTTGTTTATAACTGTAACATCAGCAGCACCAGCTAAAAGAAATGATATATCAACCAATTCATCGTCAACAAAAAGGTCAAGAGCATCAACCCTACCTGCTTGATCAATTGTTCCGTCCAAACCACCTGAAAATGAGTGTGTGGATTCAGGGTCATTACCCCCATGACCAGCATCTACAAGCATAAGGTCTGCGGAGTCACCAAGAATATTTGAAACTGTACCATCAGCAGCATATGTGACAACTTCTTCTGCTAATTTTCCCCAATCCGACATTTCAGCATAAGCACCTAAACTCCAAACATATTCAGAGGAGTCATTTATAACTTTTTCGTAGTATGTGGAAGATCCATCTTCAGATTTTCCATCTGAAAACTTAGAAAGGAAATCATATTTTTCTAAAACAGTTCCCTTTTCACCTGAAATATAACCATCTTCATCTACAACAACAATGTGAAGTTCATCATAGTCAGGTCTCTCTGAAAATAAACTTTCATATGCCCATCCACTGTAATTTGATCGGTCAGCAACACTAATTTTTAAACTATCACCCAATTTTCCGGGATATTTTGCTGCCCATTCACCATTACCGTTAAAAACACTTGCTTCAAAATCATCGAGATTTTTAATTAATGCTGCATTTACACTTCCGTTTCCAGCAGCAGAATTTAGAGCATCCGATTTTAATGCTCTTGAAACATATAATGCTCCAGAATAAGATAAAAAATTCTTTGCTGTGAACCAATCAGAAGCATTGTCATTGTTTGGTTTTCCAAAAACATCAACCAAGTCTAATTCATCCGTCACTAATACCAATTTCTCTGCTGGACCCCACTGGGCATGGATAGCAATTCCACCCTCAGTAGACGCAACAGCAGGTGTAACTGTTGTCAAATCTATTTCTCTTGTTATAACACCGGGACTTAATAATGATGCCATATTTTTCTCCTTTTTATAAAAAAATAAAATTATTTTTCAATCAATGATATTTATAAATTAGGGTATTTTCACCTTATAACAAACCAGACAGTTCCCTCGGAATCAGTGAAACTCTCCTCTTCTTCACCATTAACAACAAATCCGGGAGGTAGGGTTGATTCCATTATTTCCATTTCTCTTTCTTTTTCCAACTTCTTTCTGATATCAGAGTTTGTAAGTTCTTTGAAATATTCTTGATTTGACACCCAACCAAAGATGATCAAGCACATAACCAAGTCATCATGATAACCCTCTTCTGCTTCATAACTGTTTCTTTTCTGTACAAAAGTAGATAATTCAGTAATAATATCAACATCGTGGATCAATAGTTTATCAGATTCTATCATGGTTTTCAAGTTAGCCATACCAATTTTTTTGACATTACCAGTCATTCTAACACCATAATAAACATTACCACCAAAACCAGAAGATATCCTTTGACCTTTTCTTCCACCATGTTCAGTCATAATCAAGTCTTCGTATTCTAAATCATTGTAAAGGATTGCTCCAACCTGTTCTCCAATATCGTTCACCTCAACCAAAACCATTGCTTGATTGAAGTGGGTTGCTGTTTCATATATCGTATTTGGGAATACCATAGGGGATATTTCATTATTCTGATACTTTGCTACAACCTTATATGGAAACTCTGAAACATTTATTACTGTGAATGCTGAATAGTCTTTCCCTATACCCCTAGAAACATCCACAGTGACTATATACTGGTTTCTTGGTTTAGGTTCTTCATAAATTGCTAAACCCCCTTGATACCTCTTAACTGGTCTCTTCCAAACCATTTCTTTAATCTTTGTTGTTGATATCAAAGTGTTTGATGAACCTAAGAAATCGCACTCATACTCTTGTTGGAATGCTTTTTCTCCAACGTTGGCAAGAGTTTCATCTGCCCAAGCATCATCTCTACTTGGAACTGCTCTCCAATTTGCTTCAAATAGTTTATAATTTGATCTACCTTCTTGTGCTTCAACCCACATTCTATAAAAGAAGTTCAATCCATTTGGAGTTGAAATGATAATAACTTTTGTGTTCTTACCAGAAGATATCGTTGGATAAACTGCCGTGAAAAAGTCAGCAGCAACATAATCTGGGACAAAGGCAAACTCGTCCAAGAATACTAAATTATATGTTCTTGAACGTCCAGCATCACCAGAAGTTGAAGATGATGTGATTGAAGAACCATTTTCAAGTTCTATACTGTGTTTGTTCCAAGTAATAACACCTTGTTGTAACCACATAGGAAGTTGTTCATATGAATATTTGATTTCTTTTAGAATCTTTTTAGATGTGTCAAACTTATTTGCAAACATACCCACACGATAGTTGTCCTTGAACAGAATAGACCAAAGAATGAACGATTCAACACCAATAGTCTTTCCAGACTGTCTAGCACATTTTGCTAAAATAAACTTCTCATTTACAAACTTATTGATCATCTCTCTTTGAAAATCATAAAGTTTGATTACTTGAACACCAGAGTCAATGGTGACAATCTTCATATATTTTTCAATAAAGTAGAAGGGGTCTTGGGCACATTTTACAAACTCCTCAACTTGCTCTTTTGTAAATTGGATCTGAGCTCCAACTTTTTTTACAAGTGGGTTTCCTTGAAAATGTTCTATTTCCTGTTCGGGAGTTTCCATCACTTCCCTTTTTTCTTATAGTCTGTTGTATAGAAACCAGAACCTTTGAATATGATTCCAGAAGTGTGAAACAGTTTTTTCAGAGTCTTCTTCTCACATTTAACGCAAGTTTCCAATGGTTTATCATTTATGCTTTGTATTTTTTCGAATCTATGACCACAATTTGCACATTCATATTCATAAGTTGGCATTTATTCATCCTCATCATCTTTTTTGACTTCTATCAAAGTTTTATCTGACATTGTATTGTTGATAAGTTCTTGTAAGTCAGCAGTTGAACCAACGTAATATGTGTTGTTCTGTTGGTTCAGTTCAAGTTTATCCATATTCTTTAAGTTCTTTTCTGGTTCTGCTATAATTTCAATCTCATGGAGTTTCTTATTTACGTCCATTAATTTATCAGAAGCATCAGAAACATTCTTCACAAGAGTTGCTATCACTTCATATGCTCTTGGTTGTTGAGAACTCTTCGCAATCTCTATCAAGTCTTCCAAAGCTTCGTTTCCAATCTCCATAGCATTTTTCAGATTCTTTCTCGCAAACTTGTAATCTTTTCTGCGACTGTCTTGCATTTCCTCTGAAAACTCATCTTGAACTTCTACTATATCATTCTCTTGAACTTCTGTCAAGTCTTTTATTTCAGAATCTTCTGGTAGTATATCCAACACTTCTTCTATATCTTTGAAATCATTTGACATTATATACCTTCTAGAAAGTCTTCTATGAATCCATAATTATCATCTGCTTCAATTTCTTCCTTTGGAACAGATTCAGATTCTTTTGTTGTTGGTTCACCTTGATCTGTAAGTCCGGGTTTTGTAATAGATTTTGATTTGACACCAAACTCTTGTGCTTGCTGCACTTCCTGTGGGGTCACTTCACCAGAGTCTCCTGTTGGTGTTGAGATAATATCAGTCTCAACTTGACGAATCAATCCAGACTCTTTAATTGGTTTGAATATATTTGTCTTTAAAGTGAAACCAAGAGTCCATATTATAACTCTTCTATCTTCAAATTGTCCTTCATAAGTTTCTTCCAATGAGACATTATTAAGCAATACGGGAACATCATCAACTATTCCCATATCATCATAAACAAGTTTGGAAGGGATGTTTAAGTATGGACTGAAAAAGGGAACTATCTGTTCTATGATTTGCAAACCTTCATCGAAATGTTCAACATACACATTCAAAGAGAAATCTATATTATAAGGTACTGGATTGTACATTGACTTCTCTTTATCATCTTGTGTTGTATTATACTTGACACCAAGAGAATTCAATTTTCTTTCTGAATCATAAGAAAAGGAATCCATCTCAAAACTCATTCTTGGTAATACAATTGCAGTATTTTTATTAACACTACCATCAGCATTCTGAACTTGAATTTTGGAAAGGAATTTGCTTCTTGGTGCATAAGACAAGGGAACTTTCAGTTCTTTGACAGTATCACCAGATGAAGTTTTCCTTTTCACTGTTATATCATTGAAAAGAGTTCCAAAAGTAGCAACACTTTTGAAAATAGTTTTGTGGTAGAAATATTCATTATATAGAGCCATAACAAATATATTTATAAGACTTACTAATAATCTTCTTCTGAAAATGGATTATTTTCTGAAAAGTCAATTACTTTGTCTGCTTCTTTTTCATAGTCAATATTGTCAGATAATGGATCGTTTGGCATATCAAGTTCAACATCTTCGTAATTGTCTGGTAAATCTATCTCATAAGATGCTCCACCATCACCAACTACATTTACACCTTCAACAAACTTACCAACAACATCAATAAGTTCCAAAGTGTTATTTTCCCATGAAGCAACTCTACCTTTTGCAGTAGCAGAAGATAAATCAGCACCTTGAAAAGCATTCTCACCTACAACATAGTTACCGGTTCCGTTTGTAGTTGTAAGTTCAATTGAATAAGCATTCTTATATTGAATATTGTCAATGTCTTCAATACCAGTGTTAATCATCTGATTGGAATATTCAAAGAGTTCTAGTTTTATTTTATAGACAAATCTCTTACCAAGAGTGTAGAATATTTGCTCATCTTCAACAAACATAACTTCGAAGAGTTGCTTATTGAAAGGAAAGAAAATCAAGTCACCCTCTTTTGGTCTTCCTATATTCAGAGTTTCAAATCTGTTTACCATTACAGTCAGTTCCAATGTGTCACGAATCTCTACACCAAACTTGGATAAGAAATCACCTTCACCACCAAACTGATCAAAACTATCAACAAACATTTCAATTTCATGAGTTGTGGTGAATTGTGAAACTTCAACATCTTTAAATACAGAATCTATTTTTTGAATCTCTCTTGGTAGATATTGAACATCAATACCGTGAATCTTGATTGACTCTTCCATTAAATCATCATACAGGTCTTGTTCTGATTGTGAAGAGTAGTTTTTATTAAAGAAAGGATTGATTGCCATAATTACCCCATATAGAAAGTTGGAGGTTCTTCATAAGTGTTTCTCAACTCTTCTTCTAATTCCCTAAGTCTAGTTCTAGCATCATCTAGAATTTTTTCACCGTTGAATGTTAATCCTCCGGGCATTTGAACACCAGAATATTTTGTGAGGTTGGTTCCCCACTGCTCTCTAAACAATTCAGTTGTATACTCTCTTAACCACCTGTCAGACCAAACTTGTGTATAAGTGTCTGGGTCTATAATTTGATATGCTTGAATTACAATATAACCACCAACATCAACTTTATCCCAGTCCATATCAATGTAAAGTTTATCAGTGTGTCTTCTATATCTAAGAATTTGTTTACCATTCAGTATTTGATTGATAAGATTTAGATTCTCTTGTGTTGCTGTGTAATATTGCATTTGAGATGGGGTGTGATTAAAAGCATACAAAGCATCCCAAGTCATGTGAAATTGAGCATCAAATAGTATCTCATTTGAACTACCTGTATTCAGATCTAATATCTTCTCAATAGAAATAACAGCATCACTCATTGTGATATACCCATTATCTTTATCTGTCTGGGTGACTTCATGTTGAATGATAATTCTCTCTATACCATCATAGTGAAAATCATGATACATTTTAAGAGCATCATCAATTCTATCTTCTAACTGTTCATCAGCAACATTTATTTCTAAAACAGGTTTTCCAAGTTTCCTTAAACAAAACTGTTTCAGTTCTTCTCTATTTGTAGGATTGGCCATCTCTACCCCTTTAACAAAAAAACAAAAGTTTGGCGAAACCTCAAAAATATTTCCGCTTTAGTCCTGCCAGACCCGAACGATTTGTAATAGTGTTTTGGCAGTTACACTACGATTTGTCGTTCCTTATATAAAAGCAAGTCTACTAACTTCAAAAATTAATAGAATGAAAACCTCTTAAAGTGCTAAAAATAAAACATAAAAAATATAAGAGTGTTTTCTTTTAAAACGATAAAGAACTCAACTTGTTTTATATCACTTATATTTATACACTGACAGGTTCTTGTAAGGCAATTGCTCTCAAATTTCTAGCTTTGGGTATTTTTGTACTGTTATCAGAAGATAAAACAATCTTAATTGCATACACATTAAAATCAACTAATGTATTATTGTGTACAAGTTCAACACCTCTAAATTGGGGATCTGTACCAAACACATATTCTCTGTAATCATTATTGTATTCGGAAACCACATACTCTGGTGTAACCTGTTTCATCAAGTACCAATTCCTATCATCAAAAATAACAGAATCACTTGTACTAGCAACTTTATAATAAACATAGACATTAGTTCCTGCTGGTTTATACAAATCAAGGTAAACTCTTATATCCTTAGATTCATACGATGATTGTAAATTTACCCTCTTTGAGATATATACAGCATCAGCAACACTACCAGAAGATGAAGTTTCACTATCAGCAACTACAAGTTGAGTTATATCATCAGTTGAAGATGTATTAGTTGTAATATTAACACTATTTGTCATATCCTTAGAAGAGGATAATAGAGTGAAACCTGTGATAGCACCACCAGTTGCTTGAATTTCAAAAATAGCTTGTTTAGAACTATCATGAGAATCTGTCAAGAATAATTTTTCACCAGTTGAAAAACCAGTTCCCCCAGATTGTATAGTCAAATCGGAAGCATCATACTGAACAGCGTCAACAATATTCCTAACTGTGATTAAACTTGTTCTCTCCATGTCAATAACAGGAGAAACATCAGTATTAGAAGATGTTGGAATCTTTGCCTCTATTTTGAATGTTGTATTTCCACCAAAAGATTTACTACTTGACAATTCAATATTTCTATTTTCATGAAACTCAACCAAATTAGAAGTTCCAAGTTGGTATTTAAAAGTTGGGTTTTGACTTCCAAAAAAGTTTTTCAGCATTGACACATTAAATTTGAACAAATCAAAACTCTCAGACTGTGGTGGAACAGTTACATTCAATATTGCTGTTGATTCTAATGAAGTGTTAAATTGACATTTATTCAACCTAAACATTATAGATTCATTATTAATAGCATCCCAAACACCAGAATTGTGAGAAGAGAATAAACTTCCAACTAATGGTTGCTTAGATATTTTCGGATTTAGTATATTAGAACTTCCATCCGTATTCAGTGTAGAATTCCCTACAACACCACTCCAAATTTGATATTGACTACTATTCGTCTTTACAACTATTGCATATTCACCCGGAATCAGATAAACTGGGGCATCAAAAATAAATCTTGTGTTCTTATTAGAATCTTCTGACGCATCTGGTCCTTCTGAAACAACAACCTGAGAAGGATTCAATATAACTTCCGAGAAAGGAATTACAGTAGATGTAGAAGGATAACCATTAATAGTTGGTCTAATCTCAACCATAACTGGTAAAGTATCATCCTTAGACTTGAAAAACAAATCAACAGATTTCAGAAAAACACCATTTCTGTTAGATGCTGGATCAACTATAAACGTTTGTGATAAAGGATCTTTCCAATCTAAACATCTATTGATTGATGTCAATTCCCTAGAGAATACATCTTTGGAAACAGAAAGTTCGTCACATATATTTGACCTCTTAATTAATGGTAATCTAGTTGAAACAACATAATTTTCTGGGTCATCCATTAATCCCTGAGAAGTATAACTACTCTCAGCCACTGATTCTGAATTACTCAAATCATTATCCTGATTATCAATCAATCTCAAAAGTCTTTGTCCAGTTCTAAACTTACTAGTTTCTGAACTTGGGATATTTAAAACCCCACACAATAAACCTGAAGCATCAGATTTTAATTCTGTTGGAGTTGTTATTGTACTTATTTTTGCTTGAACTAAAGAAGTTCCACCATTGATAGTTTCATCATTAGAAAGTGTACCTGTTAATAATTGAACATATATCAACCCACTACCATCATTTGCATTTTTAACTACTCTAGCAGTTCCACCATTAGAACCTGTTATGATTTCACCGTCATACACCCCATCATTAAAGACTTTAGAAGAGTTTGTAACAACTATCTGAGAGCAAGGTTCAATATCAGGTGAACTTAAAGCAATATCATCAAAGAACCCATAAAATGTGGTCTTTGGTTTTAAGTTGGTTGCTATGAAAATAACCTCATCAGGTCTCATGAAAGGTACAACACTAGTGTCTATCTTCTTACTTGTCAAATCTCTTTCAATTCTGTTTGGTAATCCAGAACCTACAACATTGATCTTATCAACAGCATCAAACAAATAATTTTGAGTCTCTCTGTTCTGTAATCTAACAACATTTGATTCAACTAGTGAAGATGGATCTGATTCTTGATTTGAAACAAAGTTTTCTCTACCAGTCCACAGGTCTTCCCAATCATTCCATTGAGTCCCAAAACCTTGTGCTAATTCTGAAGAAACACTGGTTGATAAATTTTCCCAAGCATCATTTTCACCAGAATCATTAACATTGACTCTAGGTTTTAAATCTTGACTGAACCACATATCAGAGGAAGGATTCATTTTAATTTCACCAAACCAGTAAGTCATATTGTGTGGATTTAAGTTTATAGGTTTACTTCCAGCAGGTTGTGATTGATGTAAAACTTCTGTATGTTCCAATAATAATAAAGGACCAGATTTAACCATATTGATATTGCTTGAATCAGAAGAATCAAAAGAGATTTCATGTGAATCACTGTAAAATGAAGGTCTCAATTCATTTGTTTCAAAATCTATAGAACATCTGTAATCTGAAGAATTTGTATCACCAATACTGTGTCCAGAAAAATCATCTATAAGGATACCATTTTTAAATAAATCAACACCATTATTATTTCTAATCTGAACACTCTTAGATTTCTCTTGTAAAAGTCTCAAATTAGATCTTGCCTGTAGTTCCTCAATTCTTCTATCCAAAATACCAATATCTCTCATTGTATATCTTCTGTTATGGATAGGAATAACTTTTAAGTCATTATCATTATAAGTGTATGGAGGAACCGTAATAATATATAGAGACATAGCATTAGGATCATCAGGGGGTGTTACTGGAAAATCAGAAGATGTCCCTTTTATAACTCTAAACTCTTTATCTTTCGTCACAACAACTTTGTCAATTCTTGGTAAGAAATAATCGTAAGTAATTTCCAAGAAATCTGTTGCTGAACCGTAAGGTATTAGACTACCTACAATATTATCACTAGCATCTCTTGTTGGTCTAAAATCAATAACATCTGTTAAACTATAAGATTTACCAGTATTTTTCGAAAAATATTTTGGGATGTCTTCATAATCTACAGCATCAACACCCGTTTGGGCATAAGAATCTCTTGAGAAAAATCCATTGTCGGATACAGGATGTTGAAAATATTCCAATTCTATAGTAAAACTACTAGAATCAGGTACAACTACACCTGATTTCAATTTTAATGAAGCATAATCATAGAAAGAATCTCTTTGACCATTATCAAATTCATACCTATCTTTTATATCAACATTATCACTACCCTTTATGGAAACTATTTTGATAACATCAGGATACCCATTAAGAGAAACTGTCTTACCAACTGTTTTCATATCAGACAATCTGGAATGAGGATCAGTATTATCAATTACAATCGTGTCAGCAGTTTTTGTTTTTGTTTTCGAATTCTGAATTGTTGTTTGAACTTTATATAAAACTTTCAATTCCTGACCCTGCAAATTCTTATTAGGAATTGTTATATTGGCAACACTATTACTGGGAAGATTTACAGTAAAAGAGTCGTAATTTTCACCAGTAGATTTATTAATGATAATGAAGTTACTTCTATTAAATTTTAATTCTTCTGGAGAACTATAACTAAAAGTACCTGTTCCTAAAAATTGAACAGGTGAACTTACACTTATCGATAAAACTGTATCACCCTGACTATTTGTCGGGAATTTATCAACAGATTCATTATACAGAAAAGAAACCTCTTCTACATCAGACAAAGAAGATTTAGAAATAGGAAATATTAAAGAACTTCTCGATTGTTGTGAAACTACTGTATCACCACCGACAATACTTCCATTTGAAACCTTCAGAACATCCTCAGTGGAGGTGTCAGAAATTCTAAAAGATAAAATATCTTTCGATGAACCAGATGTTAAATTTAAGTCAAAAAATGATAATTTATATCCCTCAGAATCATAACTTAATTGTTTTATTCTACAAGAACCTATATGATTACCATCAAAATTAAATACTTCCAAAGTTTCATTTGAGTTAATATTTGGAAATTCTTCACCAGTCAACAGCTGTGCTGGAAAGTCAACATAAACGTAATTACCAACAAAAGTGCTTATATTTTCTGATTCAACCCTAGACTCATCTCTACCTCTATCCACTGCAAGAGTTACTGTCGAAATTGTTTCAATCTCTCTACCGTGAACATATGCTTTTCCGGGGTCTAATGTAAGTTTTAATTTTTGTGTTAAATCAACAGGTGGTGTTAGAGCATTGCCAGCATCAACTTCTGATTGACTATATTCGTCAATATCTAGTGTGAAGTTTCTAACAACAAAATCACCATTAGCATCATATGTCCTGCGAGCCATTTCTTCTGCCAAGTAAGCATATTGAGCATTCTTTATCTGATCTACTTTTTGACCATTCCGAACTCTAACAAATTCGTAGAAGTCGCAAGAATTATTATCTATTAAGTTTGAACTATCTTGTAATTCTTTTTTAGTTAAATTTAATGAAATTTTAAATCTGTCTGCACCGGGAGCTGAGAAATTTGAAGACCCCTGAGCATTGTCATAAAGTGAAGCATCATCAGCAGGGGTTACAATACTTTCATCAACTTCCAAACCAACTCTATAACTTGGAGTATTACCATACTTATCTAATACAATTGTTTGAGGTTTTACTCTGTGAAAAAATCCTGAAATATAGAATATTGCAGAGTGTTCTGGGTCATTAGGATCATAACTGTCTATAAATTTAGAAGCATCCCCAACCACAGATGCCAAAGAAGATGGTCCTGTTATTTCGTCTGTAGGTGAAATCCCACCTTCACCTCTCTTAACAACTTCAACAGTTCTATTCAATTTACCTTGAACTGATTGAGTAACTAGTGTAGTTTCCTCTCCTGCAATTTCAACACTTCCAGATTTATAAGAACCTATGATAGTGTTTGGGTCAGTTGCGGTTTTTGGGACAACTTTCTTAACTTCAAATATGATTGGTTCAGAACCTTCATTATTAACCAAAGTTCTACCTTCAAGTTCACTAATAAAAGAAGATACATCTACACCAGCAGATTGATCTTTTAGTTTTATATATTTTACATTCACATCAACGTTGAAAGTACCATTTCTAATTGGTGATCCGTCTTGAAATATATGATTACCGAACCTATGGATTTGTTCACTTAGGATTGTTTGAAGTTGTGTAATCTCTCTTGCTTGTAGTGCGGTTCCGGGTTTGAAAAGAACTTTAAGGAAATTTTTGTCTACATCAAAATCATCATAGTACGGTCTAGTATTAAAATCTGTTAATAATTTTCTAGTTTCATATTTAGCCATATATAAACCTCTTACTTTATATTATAATACTATTTATACTAGAATTCAAGTACTATTTTTATGTCTTCAATTTGATTTTCATCCCTCTGAATATTAGTTCTTTGCTCAACAAACATAACATCCCCAGAATTTTTTAATAACTCTTCATCAACTATACTGGAAATTGAAGTTGCTGAAGCTGATGGTGAACTTATTGGATTTGTTAAATCAAAAGTTCCTGTCACATTTACTATTCTAATTTCTTTTGTGCTATTGTCACCATCTAAAACATCTACAATTATTCCAGTTGCACCTGTTACAGATTGAGTTATAGTTTCATCAATAACAAAAGTTTCATTCAAACCTATATCGGTAGTATTTACAATTAATGTTTTACACTGTATGTATAAGTCGGATGACGCATCTAGATAATCTGGACCTTCATTGAGTTTTGGTTGCCTAATTAAACTAATCTGTCTATAATCATTTGCAACAGGTAAATTCTTACCAGTCCCTGATTCATTGTATTCAAATTTAGTATTAACCATAACAAAGAAACCACCAAGTTCTTCAACAGCATCTCTACCGTGACCCCCAGCTGGAGGTATGATAACATCAAACTTTGCATCTACTGTTACAGCAGAACTAGCATTTACAAAACTTACAGTTGCGGTAGTGTATCCAGAACCACCATTTAATACCAAAACACTATCAATTTGGTTCTCATCAGAAGCATTGTCAGAAGCACCCATAACTGGAACTGCTTGAACACCTGTTCCGTCACCATCAACAACAACTGTTGGGAGTATTTGAATGATTGTATTTAAAGATAAACTTGTTGCATCACCTTTAACTGTTATTTCATCTCCACCAGTTGCTGGTACATATCCTTCTATCTCAAAAGCTTTTGAGTCAGATGAACTAAAAACTGTCATACCATTATAATAACCATTAGGTACACCCAGAGAGTTACTCTGATTATCTGTAATAGTTATTTTTGTTGTAATATTACCATCATTATCAGTAGTAATATTAGATATTGATGTTATAATCCCTGATGCAAAAACATATCCATCACCAGAACTATCAGCAGAATCATATCTTCTTGATATTACATCAATTCTACCATCACCATAAAGTCTAGCATCTTCTTGAACATTCCATTGTAAATTTGTAGATGAACAAGCACTAGCACCCACTGGTTGTTGTGTTAAGGTTTGAATTGGGATAAAATTTTCTGTCATAAACTTAAATGCAGAACTAGCAGAAACGGTATACATATATTGCCAAATATAACCATCTGGATATGGTTCTGGGGTTGTGCTAGTGTGTATAGGTTTATCGTATGATTCTATATTGTTATTAAATAAACATTTATATACATTAAATTCATCAGTTACAACATAAAAAGGTTTGGGTGTGTCACTATTAATTACATCATATAATAAAGTTGCATCCAAATCACCATATTGTGTGTATATTTTACCAGATTCCCAATTAACCTTTGGTATAACATGTGTTATATCAGTAGATTTAATTTTTTTGGCAGCAAACATATTTCTCCAAACTTCATATTCATTTTGAACATGATCTAATGGAGTCGGTGGATTTAAATCACCAGTTGTTTCAGTAGCACCAGAGTATAAATCATCACTAGTCCAAGGAGAAATTTTTCCTATGGCAGTATAAATATTAGTTGGTTCTGCTTCACTAAAACCTTCTACAAAAGATTTAGCATTATGTATTCTGAATTTATTTGTTAAAACACTAGACATTTTATCCTCACTAATGTATTTAGTCGACTATTAATTCTCTTTTTAAGAACTCTGAACCAGAAATAGCAGAATCTGAACGAGTATTTAATATCAATTCTGTATCACTATTTATACTGACCACTTTAAATAATTGATCACCCGCAGATATTACATCACCTTCACTCAACTGTGTAAACTGTGTACCCACCCCAGTTAATGTAAAAAATTGGAGAGTTCCATCACAATTAGTGTCATGAGGAATTGATACAGTTCCATTCAATTTATTCCACTCATAAAAGTCATTTTTCTTTGGTGTTCCGGGTCTTAAATTCTTATATTTTATTTTAAATCTATAATTTTGATGTGTATTTTCGTTGTACAAGTAATCACAAGCATATGAACCATGATAATATATTTGTGGAATCAAGACACCAGAATCACTCCCATCAACTTCTGTTTCAATAAAACCCAATTCAGTTTCACTAGTAATTGTAGCTTTTGGTGAAAAATCTCTATAATATACACTTGTTGTATCAAATTCCTGTACAATATCAGTATTAATCATGAAATCACCATTAACATCTTCTAAAACTAATTGTCCACTTACATTATCCCAAGATTTGACTGTTGCTTCAGCTCCAACTTTAAATATTCTATTATTATTTGAAGTGCTTGCTGTATTAACTACACCACCTGTCCAGTATGGGAAAAAAGTTAAAGTTTGGTCATCTATTATATTTGTAATTCTGAATATGGTTGGTGATCCAGTATTCCCATATGAATATAATGGTGAAACTATTCTAAATAAATCCCCAACTTCTAATTCAGTTGTATAAGAAGTTCCTACCCCTAAAAGTGTTTGATTGTTAGGTGCTGCAAGAGATCCAATTACTGAATCACCAGAAAGTTCTATTGAAAAATTCAAAACTTTATTACCAACTTCAAAATCACCATAAGGATTGCTCATTTGGAATTCTAAATTATAAGGGGCACTGTCATCACCATCTAAAATCAACAAACTATATAGAAAATCAAAATCCCTAATAAGTTTATTAGAGTGTTTTCCAATATAATCCCATATAACCATTGAAACGTTTGTCTTTATTTGAGAGAAAGACATTTTGACTTGTTTAACAGTTTCCGTTGAGATTCTACCAAACATTTTCATACCAGCTGGATGAATAAGTCTTTTCAGTAAGTCTCTATACTTTCTAACCTCAACAGAGGATTCCAGTAAGTAAGAGTAAACTTGATAGTAGAAAGAATCTTGTATGTATTTTACATCTGAAATAAAACTGTTATTGTTTAAGAATCTACCACCATCATCAAATATAGAACCAAAATTTAATTCAATATCATCAGTTCCACTGGAATTCAAATCCAGACTTATACTATAAGGTTGGTTTAATATACTATCATACCAAGATGCTACTGAATAATTTAGATCTACCCAAACATCAGTCCCATTTCCAATTTTAAATTTGGTTTTATTGTATGATGCAGTACCCACAGTTCCTGTTTCACCTGAACCAGCACCTTCAATAATATCATCATCAGCACTAATAAAAACACCACTATACTCTCTTAAAACTAGAATACCAGTTCCAGAGTCCCAAGATACAACTTTACCAGTCCCATCAAGAGTTTGGTGGTTTACTATTTCACCAACCGTAAAATCTCCACTTGGGGTTGTTATCTCTAGATTGAGATAAGGTAATTCAATACCTATCTGTGTCTTATCCAAAACCAGACTTGATTGTGTACCTTCCCAGTCTTCAAGATAATGTTCAACTTTACTTCTTTTGTACCCAATACCAGTTTTTCTGATTTTAACTTGTTTTAGAGTTCCAACATCATTTCCAATTAAGTTAAAAGATTCGGAAGTTATATTATGATCACCTATTTGTGTCAAAGTTGGATATTTAATATACCCTTTACCAGCACAATGAACATTTATTTTACTTATTGTCCCAACACCATTTTCAATAGCAATACCATTAGGAGCAACTATTCTAACATTATCTATATAAACTCTCCTATATACATTATCTTCTATGGGTGGTTGACCACCCCAAGATATTTTAATAGATGAGTTAATTAGGAAATTATTAGATTGACTTGGAGTAAATTCAACTTCATATTCACCAACTTTATCAACAAGAAAAGATTGAACTCCAACCCAAGATGATGTTGAATCATCATATACTCCAATAGTAAGGTATCTTGAACCAGTATAAGATTTTACACTTACTCTTAATTTTAAATTAATACCATCTAAATCTGAAAAATCATAATTAATTGGTTGAGATACTGTAGGGTTAAGTGGTGGAATTGAATTTATAGTTAAAGTTCCACCAAATAGGTTCGACCATGCAATCCCAGTCTCGTTAGAAGGGTATTGCCAATCATCTATATTACTATCGAAATTTGGATTATTAATAGAATAACCAAATTCAGTTATCTCAGAAACAACTGCTTCTATTGGTCTACTTGGACCAGTTGGGGAAAGACATTTTGTATTATCAAATATCAACTTATCACCAACACTGTACCCAATACCACCATTAACAACTTCAATATCAGTTATCTTACCAGAATTTACACTACAAACATCCAATTCTATAAGGGCTCCCCTATCTATATTTTGAATATCTGTATAATCTATAACTTCACCAGACCTGTCTATATAAAAAATATCACCTACTGTGAAGGATTCTTCAACATCATTGATTGAAACACTTGAAGCACCATAATAAATTGTACCTATAATTGTTGAAGGGTCATTTTCCAAATATACATTTTCACCTTCGAAGAAATCACCAGAAAGACCATATTCATTTAGAACAATCTCATATACAAAATATCCACCTCTTTTGGTGCTTGATATAGTTTCAACATAAGCACTTACGCCAGAAATTTGACCAACTATTTTTTGAGAAGCAATTTCTGGGATAGTTGTTATATCATCCGGTTTTATCAATATAGTTTTTGATCTGGAAAAAGTGTTATCAGATGGTTTTAAAACATTATCTTTTGGATAACTTACTTTTACATCTTCATTAAAAATTGTTCTAAAAAAGTATTTAAAAGAATCCTCTGTCCCTTTTGACTGATAGAATTCTCTGGAATGTTTGACTAAAAACTTTTTGAATTCAGCAACATCAATATCAGTACTCTGAAATTGGTTAGGAAATGATAATGGGAACCCTTCTAGGTATTCCTTCATAAAGAAATCAACATACTCATCAAGAGTTCTATCAATGTCTTGTAAGTTCCATAGATTTTTTGATGACAAAGTTGCATTCTGAATGTAATCAACAACTTTTAATTCACCAGCATATCCATTATCACCTGTAAGGATTTCAACCGAATCACCGGATAAAAAACCCCTTGTTGATGTAGAGTCTTGAGATTTAACATCAAATATTGGAATTGAATTTGTCCCATTTTCTAAATTAAGAGTGTTATTCCCTGCATTGGTTACATCAAAAATACCAAAATATTCTTTCTCATTTTCAGATGTGACATTATTCAATACAACTATTTTATCAATAAAGGTATAATCAACATCAACTTCTTTACCATTAACAATCTCTTTTACAGTGACTGTTTTATTTGATATATGTAACACCTTACCTTTAACAATCTTACCATCAGGTTGTTCTTGGGATACATCGTCCCCAACATTAAAATGTCCAACATTTGGGTTTAATGAAGGGTGGACATCTGAATCGGAAACACCCAAAACTTGGATTTGCTGATTATTCTCTTTTATATAAAAAACATAATTACCATTTTCTAAAAGATAGGAATTGAGAACTTCAGCATAAACATGTTTGGTGTGTTCAGATCCATCTATTTGTTGACTTGCTCTTATTTTAACACTTGGTGTACTGGAAGAGAAAATTAAATTCAACTCCTCAGTAGAAGAGACTTCCAATTTTGAAGTCTCCATAAATTCATAGTATTTCTCTACAAATTTGACAAATTTTGGACCTTCCTCCTGTAAAAAATTAGGAAGTTGTTCCTCTATTAGTTCAGATATTTTATTATTTTGATATGTCAT